GATGTAGTGGGTTTTAGCAAATTAGCTAATATGCTAATATGGATGCCGAATCCTACGAGTCGTAGTCGTAAGTGCAGCATTTTCTTCATGGATTTGCAAAGGTTCCAGCTGGTCACTACTCGTAGGCGGCACAATCTATAAGGAAACCGTTGGTTCTATGGAGATAAGCTGGATAAACAAACGCAGAAAAGCTGCTAATATCGTTGTTTCCTTTAGAAAACTAGAGAAAAAAATAATAAAAATGAATAATTCCATTGAAGAATTAAATAAAGAATTAAAAATTATTGCTGAATTGTTAAATTTAGATGAAAAATCAGAATAATGACAGATATTGTAAATATTTCTTATCCGAGAGTGTTTCTTCCTGTTCAAAAAGAAGTTTTAGATGCATGTAAAAAATATAAATACATTCTTTACTCTGGAGCCTATGGTGCTGGTAAAACAATACTATTGGCACATGTGGTTATACAGAATTGCATAATGCATCCTCGTAGTCTCTGGTTTTTCGGTTCGCAGACGGTTCCGATGCTTCGTGATACAATATTACGAACTTTCAAAGAAGAAGTAGAACTTTATCAGGATTGCATCAACAAAGCAAAGTTAGATATAAAACTTGAGAAAAAGTTCTTACCGAGCATTATGACGTATAAATTCTTCAATGATTCCGAAGTATTATTCCGCAGTTGCGATGAGCCATCTAAGTTTAAATCTTTGAACCTTGAAGGATTTGCAATTGATGAACCTGTAGACATAGATGAAGACGTATTCCTGATGCTGCAGGGTAGGTTACGTGGTACTCATACTAAACATCATCTTGGCGTACTAGCTGGTAACCCTGCTGGTAGGACTTGTTGGGTTTATGAAAAATTTTTCAGAAGGAAAAAAAGCGAATATTTTACTGTGCAGACTACAACATATGACAACATCTTCTTGCCGCCAGACTATATACCAGGTCTTGAACAATCCTATGATGAGGATTATAAACGGCGTTATCTGTATGGTAAGTGGGGTAGTTTTGAAGGGCAAATATATAAAGATTTTTCATACAACAAACATGTCGGTGATTTTAACAGACAACGATATAAATATTACATCGGAGGTTACGATGATGGGTTCAGAAATCCCGCTTGTTTCCTTACAATCGGTGTTAGCTCAGATAACGAATTGTACATAGTTGATGAACTTTACAAGAGTGATATGACAAGTACTGAAATAGTTGAAGAAGTCCATGAATTGGATAAAAGATATAGTTTTACAAAAATATTTGCTGATCCATCTGCTCAGAATTGGATTAGTGTTGCAAGGGAGAAAAAACTTCCTGTTAGGGATGCGAATAATGATTTAAATAGTGGTATATCTAAGTTGAAGAATTTTTTCAGGAATGATATTATTTTTATTGATAAAAGATGTAAGAATCTTGTTAAAGAGTTGGAGTCGTATCGTTATGAGAAGGATAGGGGTTCTGTGAGGAAGAATGATTCTGAGAGACCTATTAAGAAAGATGATCATGCGTGTGATGCTTTACGTTATGCTATCACAGAGTTTAATCCTTTTAAGAAACCAACATATTTAGCTGCGGGAAAGTGGTGAGATGTCGTTAAGGCAGTATTTTTATGATAAAGTTTGGAAGTTAGACGAACAGGTTAAGAGTAAAGTTGTATTGCCAGACCCTTCAACTACTGGTGTTATAACTAGTAGTACTAATAGAGCTGAGTCTCTTGTTGAAGGTTTATCAGCTCAGCAGTTGCGTAAGATTGCTTTGAAAGAGCCTCTTATAATGAAAGCTATTAAGAAGAAAAGTATGGATACGTTTAGGAACTGGTTTGAGATTAAACCGTTGGATTCTGATGGTAAACTTTCTCAACGTGCTAAGGATTTGATTAATGATTTTGATAAGAGGACTAATATTAAGTCTAAGTTTAATGTTGCTGGTATAGCTAGTTATATTTATGGTACTAGTTTTATTGAGAGGACTTTTTTAGAGTCTGATAGGAATAAATCGTATACTAAGCCTCCGAAAAATGTTAAACCGTTGAATCTTGTATTGTTGAATTCTGAGAATATTCAGAAAATGGATAAGATGAAAGATGGGGGTTCTCAACTTTATTATGTTTATAAGGAACAAGGTAAAGATGATGTTTATATACATCCTGATAGGTTGTTAGTTGTTGCTATTGATAGGTTGCCTTATTCAAATTTTGGTAATTCTGTTATAAATTCTGCTTCTAATATTTTGAAATCTAAAATGAATTCTGATTTAACATCTGGAGAGATTCTAAACTGGTTCGGCAGGGGAATCATTACGATGATGATTCGTGATATGAACGATGAGCAGAAAAAAAAGGCATTGGAATATTTTAAATCACATCCTGATTTCTACGTGTTCGACCAAGATTATCAGATGGATGTAAAAAATCCGACTAGGATAGACCCTAGACCGTTCTATGATTATTTCTATGTCAACATTGCTGCTGCACTTGTCATACCTCAGCATATACTCACTGGTGTAGAAATGGGTAATGTGACTGGTAGCGAAGTAGCGGTTTCTGATTATTATCATGATGTTGAAAACATTCAGCAGATGATTTTTACACCGTTGCTTGAGAAAGTATATAAAAACTTGTTTGAATCAAACGGTATCAAATGGAAATATTACATTGATTGGAATCCTATATTCGTAGATGAACTTTCAGAAGCAAAGATTTTGCAGACCAGGACTTATTCTGCCAAGGAAGCTAAGATTGCTGGTATTATAGATGTTCCAGAGGCACGTAAAATATTAAATGATGGTGTTGTAAGTCTAGATGTGTTTAAAGAGTTGAAAATTAAAAAAGATGTTGTTCCACCAACTTCAGACCCGAATATTCAGCCTCAACCAGCTATGAAACAACCAACTATCAGGCAGTCTGTTGATCCTTTGAATGTTGTTCAAAGGGAGATGATTATTAAAGCTAGGGAGCTTGGTGAAAAGGAACTTGTTGAACAGGAGAAAAGGTTGGAGGAGGCTAAAGAGAGGTTTAAAAATGAGAATAAGAAACAAAGTCGTTCAAGGACAAAAAAATTGGCGTAAGCGTAGAAGGGAACGTAGGAGAGATAAGAGGGGAAAAAGTGTTTCATATAAAATGTCCTAATTGTGGACTGATGAATGATTATGTGATTGAGAGTGATTCTTATTGTTGTCATAGATGTCTTGAAAGGTTTATCCCTGGTCAGAAGAGGCTGTGTTAGATGACTGTTGGGATTGTGGTTACTGGTTTGAATCAGGTTATAAAGAATCTTGAACAGCTTGGTAGACCTGATATTTATAATGATACGTTGAAGCAGACTGCTGAAAATGCTCTTAAATATGCTAAAATGTATGCACCTGTTGATACTGGTCTTATGGAGGATGATATTCAGGTTCATATGGATACTAGAAGTTTTATTTTAGCGTGTAATGTTCCTTGGGCTGTGTTCAACGAATATGGAACTATATATATGAAAGCTGGTGCTCCAAATAGTCCTCTTGGTGTTATAAGTACAAGTGGGAAGTATGCTTTTCGCCCTTTTATGCGTCCTGCTGCTATTAGAGCTATGGGTGAGATGCCTGAGATATTCGGAGAGAAACTTTATAGATTATGGAAATAGAACCATGCAGTCGTTTCATTGTATAATAACAAAGGATGGGAAGGCGTTGTATGTTCCAAAGTCTAATATTATACATGATGAAATAGTTAAAAGGAATCGATTGTGTTGGAATGATGATGTTAGAAGATGGATTAGGATAACTTTTTATCCGAAAGATAAAGAATCTTTTAATCTTAATCCTGATAATTGGAAAATGAAGGTTATGATGATTGATAATGAGATGCCTGAATGGTTTGAAAGAAATTTCTCATTATACAGGGATAATGCCCGTATGGCGTTGAATTCGTTTCTAAAAAACAGGAAAAAACAACATGCGTTGTAGCAAATGTGATAGAGAAATGATTTGTTATATGGATACATGTCTGTGTCCTGTTCATGATTGGTACCAGCTTTGGTATCTTGCTGCTTACACTAAACATGATTTAGAGGAGATAAAAAAGAATGAAAAGCGTTAAAATATGTTGTGGAAGGGGGAGATGCCCTGAGATATTCTACGATATGGAAGGTATCGTCATTAGAGACGAAATGAAAAAAGAAGTATCATTTACGCATGAAGAATTCCAAGTATTGAAAGATAAAATAATAAAAGGCGATTTTACAGTGGTGCATGAATGAATTCGCAACCGTTTAATACCAATGAAGCTGGTTGGACTAATGAAATGATGGGTATGAACAATGACTACATAGCAATAAAAAGGCAATATGAGCAGCATAAGGTTGCAGTTGAAAACATAAAGAAACTAATACATGATATACAAGCTGGAACTGTAAAAGAAATTTTAGAGACACGAATTGGAAATATAACTATTCCTATTAGAGATAAAAAACAAATGTTAAATATTCTAAGAGATAGAATGAAAACATTTGAAAATGCTAAAAAAGGCATAGAAGGACAACTGTTGCATAGGGAAGACCTATTTGTTGAATCAATGCTTAAAGTGAAAGGATTCCTAGATGCAAGATTACAAGGCGTAACTATTCCTCAGAAGAAAGATGCGTCATTTGACGAAATGCCATCTATAAAGAAGTGATAAAAAGTGGCTGATATAGTAAAAGGAGATGGCATAAAACGATCCATCCGTTTAGCTATGTGGTGGTTGAGACGGAAAATAAAAAAAGACTATGGTGTTGACTCTGAGCAGATACATAATGATATGCAGTATTGCGGTAATCTACTGATAAGGGAGATACATCAGAGGATAAATATTTATGCGGATAACATAAAACAGGATTATCATAAGTCAACGATTAAGGATTTCGGTGAGATGGGTCTTTGGATTATCTATAAAGATACGGCGTATAGAGACCCGTTTTTCTATATGATT